CCCACTATTGCAAACGCACCAGTAACCATCGGAGGAACACCTCGCTGTGAGTCGTACGTGTGAGTGAGCAGAGCGGCTTCCTTACATATCCAGGTAACCCCGGTAATAAGAAATAGAACGGTAGATGTGACAGACCATACTTATGATTATACTAAACAGTAGTATAATATAATATACGCGAAGCTCACTGACGAACGCCCAACAGAGTGTGCATGCTGCGATTAACATCCTCTGTCGTGTGCCTCTCTGTATCTTCCTCTTTCGTCCCGACGTTGCCATCCAGTCCAAATAGTCGGCTATCACTGCCACGCAGGGCAGCTGCTTTCATCTGGAAATGCGCCTCAACAAACCGTGTAGGGGTTTTTGAGGTTATTTCGTAAAAATCGAATGCACAACGTGCAAGACTCATGTCCCTTAAATTCCGCTGACGACCATATCGCGGCATGTACACTTCGGTACGGTTTCTCATCTCAATATAGGCCTCTGCTAGGTCGCTGAAGTGTGCCATCACTTGTCGCAGAGTTGGATGAGCATTTTCAATAAATGGTTTGAGTGGATATTCTATTTGTTCCTCGCCATCCATAATCGTCCAGGTTCCGTTGCTATTTGGAGATGTTCCATTTTCAATACACCAAACCATAAAACCGTTCAGAATGATTTGCATGCCGCTCTCATCCACCTCACACTCCTCTTGTATTGCTTTAAACCAGTTAGCAAACTGTGCCTTTGTTGCACGAGTTTTTGAGATATCCACTTGGGCTGGTTTATATGTCAGGAGATGCTCCAAGTTCACTGCAGATTTTCCAGCAACCATGGGCAGTTTGAGTTTCATCGCTTTATTCTGCAATCGTGGCACAGTGAATGTGCCAATTGTTCCAGCATCGACATCGCGATCTCGCCGCCTTGTGGACGTGTCGGTCCTATCTGCCTCCGACGTCTCAGCTCCTTGTGTTGGTTCTGGCGGTGGCGCCGGTTCCTTCTTGCTTCTGCTCTGTTCGCGGCCTGCATCAAGTGTGTCATCCTGGAACTCAACTTCATCAAGTAGACCACTGACTTCATAGTCCTCGGCCAATGAAAAGCTATACTTTTCGAGTTCCTCTGCTGTTGCTGTGACATTTAAGTATAATTTCTTCAGTGCTGTCTCAGCTAAGTAAGGAGCTCGACCTTCCTCCGCGAGTTGCTTGTACGGTGTTTGTTCAAGCACCCATGCATAAAAGCGCCGTATCTCATGTAACAGCTGATTGTATCCCCATGCCTCTATCATAGATGCGCAAATCGCTTCCAATCTGTGCGCTGGCTCATGGGATCTATCCCACTCAAGAATTGAAACGATACGTTCTGGTTCCAGTTTTGGAATTAATATCCCCTCCACCTCCATTGCGCAGTGCGACATGAACCAAAGGTCTTTCTTATCCGTCGCGCGATTCGAGAAGTCATAGTTCAATCCCAATGAGGCAAATAACCCTTGAAACACATCCAATTTACTCGCCATTGACGGCTCGACTGCTATGATTAGATCGTCTCCATTAGCAAAGAATTTGCATGTGTCGTGTGTCAAACCAGTCTCAGAGAACACGTAATACATCGCTAATAACACCATGAGTGTGTTATCGACTACAGTGGAT